GCATTCAATTTTTTTGAGGCTGTCAGTTCTGCCTGAAGTTGCTCAACTGTTTTTTCTTCTTTTGCCATTGCAGTAGAATTTGTAATTAAATTAAGTTTATACTTTCCCCCGTCTGGAGTGGATAATTTTACAGCGTTTTTTTGACCGGGTAATGTTACCAATGAAATTTCTAGTAATTCTGATTTTGTGATTGTTGGACAGCTTTGTCCGGGAAGTAGTTGCTTCACATCATCGCTTTGTTCTATTGGAATAATATTCAGACTCACGGCACTCATATAGCCATCTTTATATTTCCAGTAAAGTTTTACAGCATCATCATCGTATCGGTCAAATTCAACAGTTCCGATTAACTGACCTTTTTCAACCCGAAGGTTAGACCACTTTCCGACCGGAATCATATAGGTGGAATGTTGAACACAACATACCGGATTTTTCAAGAAACCTTCAGTGTCTATACCTTCTACGAGCAAACGCCAACCGTAACGATTGACTGTATTGTCACAGATAATGAAATCCATTATTAGATTTCCATCCGGTAATTTTCGTTCTTGTTTCGCCATTTTTAGTTCTAAATTTTGAGCAAAGTAAAAGCAAAAAAGAGCACAAAAAAAATGATTGATTTATAGTTGTGCCGCTTTCAAACAACTACTGTCGGAAATTTAGACTACTATAAATCAAACATTTTAATAAGCACGAAAAAAGTAAAACCTTTGTATCTCAAATTACACACATTGTATTTAATCAAGTCTAACTAAATCATTAATCAGCATGTAAATGGCACAATTCACCAAAGCCGAACGCGAATTGAAAATTGAACAAGCACGGCGAATGTATTGCAAAGGATTCGACTCTCAAACCATTGCCGATATTATGGGCGATGTAACCAAACGTACTTTAGACGGATGGATACGCGACTATGATTTTGACAAGAGTAAAAAGAGTCAAATAATTGCCCTTTCCGAAATCCGTAATTCCATACTTGAAAGTTATGCCGATTTGCTTGATGGGAAAAAACCTAAGATCACACCCGATCAAGCGGCAAAGTATGCAACGGCCTTTGAAAAGTTCAGCAGCAAAAAGCAAGTATTATCGTATATGCACGAAGCTTTTGAGATGCTTAGCGAAGAGTTTATGAATGACATTCAGAAAGCCGATGGACGGAAAGAAAAAGACAACCTATTGAACGATTTACGCGGGGTACGTTCAAAAATGGAAAATGTATTAACCCGCCTAACAAATGAAGTTTTAGGTAATGAGTAAACTAGAAATGTTTTTTTTCGAGAAACTGGATAAATTAAGACAGTACTATATCGGTTATAAAATCAAACGACTGATAAATGAAGCCGATAAGTGTCGCGATAAGTATGGTTCGCAAATGTTTGTTCTCAAATATGAAGGCCGTATACGCACAATCAGTAAACGGTGGTTTAAACGCCAACGCCAAATTGGAAAATTTCCGAAATCAATGACATCGGATGACTTGAAGAAAATATCCTACTATTACACACGCGGGTAAAATGACTAAGAAGGAATACAAAGAACTACTCGACCGCTTCCGTGAAAAAACGGCTTTTATCAACAAAGCCACGATTGACAACATTATCGAAGAAACACCGGAACAACAGGACGCGCGTATAAAAATGTTGCTGAAGCCGGAGAACTACGGTCAGTTCTTTAATTACTACTTTGGCAAAGGTACAACCATTCCAATGGCTGACAGTGATTGCGCCTGGTATCATACTTCTATTTACAAAGACTTATACAACAACGACTTTATAACGCTGTTTAATCTCATTTTTCGTGGTGGGGCAAAGTCTACCCATGCTAATATGGGTTATGCTTTCGGGCTCAAACAGACTCGAAAAGCCATGTTTCAATTGGTTGTAGGAGCTAATGAGGTTCGCGCTGCTATGTTGCTTCAGGACTTACAGGTTCAATTTGAATCAAACAACCGAATCATTAAAGACTTCGGTATGCAAAAAAGCTATGGCAATTGGGCCGATGGACAATTCGAGACAACCGATCGTTGCACATTTATGGCATTGGGTATTGATCAACCGTTTCGTGGACTTCGCCAAAACGGTGTAAGGCTTGAATACGTGTCGCTTGATGATATTGAGGACAAAAAGAAATCAATGAATAAATCATTGGTTCATGAGTATGCCGATAAAGTAACCGGTGATATTCAGGGCGCGTTTTCCAAGAGTTCAGAACGCACCATTATCAACAACAATTATTTTACCGAAAAGGGCTTTGTAGCCACTTTGGCAGAACGTAAAGGATTCGACCTGAAAAAAATTGATACTAAAAACAACCAAATTCGGAAAGAAAAATTTTCCACATTGTATTTAGTCAATCTTACAACAAAGTACTACGATCAGCTTAATCGTTCTAGCGACTGGAAACCCAGTTGGGAAGAAAGATACACCAAAGCTGATTGTTTACGAAAGGTTGAACAATACGAACATGATCAGGCAACGCTTTCGGGTGAGTTCTACAATACGCCCATAAACGTGGGTAAGCGTATCAAAAAAGAATGGATACGCATGGTTAAGCCAAAACCGTTCGATGCTTACCTAGTGATTGTAGGTAACTGGGATTTTGCCTACTCTGATAAAGCCTGTTACAAAGCATTGGCTACCATTGGAGTTCGTGACTTGCACATGACTGTTATCGACCTTTATTGCCGGCAAACGGCTGATATCGAAACAGCCCTGGAATATCATTATACACAGGCTAAAAAGATACAGAGCATCAACGGCTCAACTATCTATTATTTTGATGGTTCGGTTTCGCAGGAAGTAATCTATTACCCTATTCTTATCAGGGCTGCACAAAAATACAAGTCAATCAGTATTCCTATTTCACAAAAGAGTGTCACAGACAAATATACCAAAATAGACACTACGCTTGTGAGTGTATTGAGCACCGGCATTTTGGACTTCAGCGAAGAACTGGAAGAAAATCCTGATTGGGAAGAAGCCAAAGCGCAAATGCTCAACTTTGAGAAAGGCGGTAGTTATCCGGTCGATTTCCCGGACTCCCTGACTGATGCAATTCTCAAAGCCCAGGAATACCTGAATGGTGATTTTGAAGAGAACGATGAGACAGATAATAAACCGATAATCGGTAAACGCGAACGCGGAGGGTACTAACTATAAACTATCTACTAACATGGCATTTCTAACTAAAGCAGAACTTAAAACAGTCGCTGATATTAATCTGATTGGCATTCTTACCGATTTGGACGACACGATTATAACCGACATTATTGATGAAAGCATTGATAAAATGAAAGGCTATTTAAGCCGCTACTACGACATTGATGCAATTTTCAATGCGGAAGGTACTACACGTAAAAAGTCTATCGTAAAACGCCTGAAGGATATTGTAATTTATGAAATATACGAACGCCACACACGAGACACCAATGCAGTTGCAGCGCGTCGATATGCAGAAACAATTGAATGGCTCGAAAAGTCTTACACCGGCGAGCAAGGAGACAGAACGCTCCCTCCAAAACCAGAACAAACAACTGAAATACCTGGAACAACTGGAGAAAACAGATATGGTGGAAAAAGAAAATATGATTCAGCTTATTAATTCATAATTATGAAAAAGCAAAAGAACTTCAATAAATTAGCACTTGCAGCAAAGCCAACGTCCAATACACAGCCAACCGGGCGCAATGCAAGAAAACCACCTATAGCAGACACGCGGGGTTCTGATACTATGGAAATAGACTATTTCCGGTTGTATGAGTCCATGTACCGGAAAGAAGTAACTGACTGGCAAAATGCCCGTCTTGCTCGTTATGACCCATTTAATCCTGTAACCTATTTGATACAGCAGTTGTACAAAGACGCGATGTTAGATAATCACCTTCAGGGAGCTATCCAACAGCGTATCTTACGCGTTGTCAATAAAATTGCTGTATTCAAAGACGCTGAAGGAAAACAGGACGATGTGCGTTCAAAACAAATCAATAAGAAGTGGTTTCGTCATGCTATGCGAAAAGCTATGGAATCAAAGTTTTATGAATACAGCATGTTCCTGATATCCGATTTCACTTCGGGGAGCATTCGCAAAGTCATTGATATTCCTCGCGAAAACATTATTCCGGAAAAAGGCTTACTATTGAAAGAAGCCCATAATCCTTCAGGTGTTGCTATCAGGTACGAAGATTTTTCAAACTTTCTTATTTTCATTCAGCTATCACCAGACAAAGGCGGCATCCTGGAACGTATTGCACCAATGACTATCTACAAACGCCATTCGTGGGCTTCGTGGGATGAGTTTGAACAGATATTTGGTGTGCCTATCCGTATTGCAAAAACAATGATCAACACCAAAAAGCATAAAGATGAGCTACAGGAGTGGTTGCAAATGATGGGAACTGCCAGTTATGGTATCTTTGACAAACAAACTGAAATTGAAATCAAAGAGAATCAGAAAACTGATTCTTTCAACGTCTTTGATAAGAAAATTGAACGCATCAACAAAGAGATGTCCAAAGGCATTGTGGGGCAAACTATGACAATGGACGACGGTTCTAGCAAATCA